AAAGCGGACGGGGACAGCGAATCTGTTTTGATGATCTGCGACGGCTGCGTGTCCATGATTGCCACCATGTCCATGTATCGGGTAAGCAGGACATCCTGAGAATCCAAGAGAATGCTCGGAATTGCCGTATCACAGGATTCATGGGTAACAGAAAACCGCTTTATGGATGTCCCATCAGCGAATGATCCACCATTGTGGAGTTGGAACACCAAGCACCTGCACGCCCTGACGGTTACCCGCATCTCCGTGAGAAGTTCGTGAATTCGGCTGTGATGCTCCACAAACCTCCGCTCTTTGGAGGGTGACCATTTTGGCTTGAAGTTTTGTCTTCGTATTACTCCTACTATTCCCACGATCAATCCAATTACAAATATTCCAACGGCTTCGCCAGACATGAGAAAGAAGTCTTTGAATGTTACTGCTGTGGATGCCATCATCGGAAACCTCCTGATCCGAACCCTGTGGGTGAGCCTCCACGGACAGTATTAATAAATTGTGGGCTTACCAAACTACCGTTTACTGTGCTGCCTAGTTTAAAGCACGGATCGTTGTTGGCTAGATCCACCAAACTGGCAAGGGCACTGATGTCTGTGTATTTTTGAATAAAGTCTGCCGCAGCGTTCTGTATGGCAGCGGCTTGGTCCATCAACTCATTTATTTTTGCATTCACTTCGTCTAGTTTGGCAAACGCAGAATCCAAACCAGCCTGTAGTTCTTGAACAGCATTGGCTAGATCGGTTCCCGACTTTCCGTCAAAATTGTTCAGTACCTTCTCTAGATCAATATTTGCGGCAACTGCTCCCTGTATGGCAAATTGACCGTTCTGGTTCACCACATTCAGTCCCACGCCAATGTCCAGTCCCTCAATTCCAAGGGCACAACTCAACTCCCCAAACAGGCTCAGACTGCTTATGGTGGAGAGAAGCCCTTGTGGAGTGGACAGACGCTCGGATTCGGCTGCAAAACCATCTACAATACCAGACAACTGATCTATTCCGTTTTTCCCCCGCTGTAAAGACGGAAGTGCTTGTACCAGTGGAGAAGGCAATTGTCCGGGTATACCTCCACCACCTGCCTGTTCAATCATCGCAGCAAGGCGACCACCATTTCGTCCCCCCAACTGACGAACAGCACCAATGGCTGCTGCATTTGGATTCTTGAGCATTTCGCTGCTCAATCCAAAATTAAGAATGCCCTTTTCGCCTTCGGACACCTTTTGCTTGCACGGACATGGTGTTTGTTCAGCCATAAATCAACCTATGAAAAAAGTTCCCGACCCGGTGGGCTTGTGCCCACAACTTGCTTGACTCGCAGTTGTGCAAACAGGAATCCCACCAACAACAAAATTAGCATTTCCCTGCTCCATTACTGCATTATCGTGTTCGTTTGTTCCGTGATCCTTTACTGGATTTCCCTGAACTGCAACGGCAAACCCATCAACAAAAAATGAAGGATTTCCTACAAGGATCATTCCTCCAGCGGTATCTATGTTGGCACGGCAAACGGCAAAATTAGGCATTGTAGGTTCCTCCGTCAATATCACCAAGTGTGGCTCCCGCACCAACACCATCACCAACAATAATAAATCCAGACTCTGCTTCTTCAGGCAGATATCCAAAGGTCTGTGGAACAGCACACACATACGAAACCCCGTTTCGCTCCACCAAGTCCCCATAGTAATACACAGCATATTCCGATGTGCCTGGCACATATTTACGGTGTCTGCCCTTGTAGTCCATTGGATTGGTCATCCCCCGCCTCCCTTCACATTCACGCGCTTGGGATTAAGCACAGGCTCGCCAGAGTTCACCTCTATGCGCTTGCCCTGCTGCATGACCATCAGAGAATTGTCCGTGATGAACGAAATGGTTTTGCCAGAGAATCCAATGTCCTCGTCCGCATAGAACTCAATAGTCTTTCCTGATGCCTTCAGAGTTCCTTCAATCTGAAGATTCACATCGTTGTTTGCCAGCACATTGGTGTTGCCGTTGATTTCTATGTTTCCGCCACCGTTTATGGTGATATTGACTGCACCATCAATCACCAAATTCAGCCCCTGTCCGCCCTTGATATGAACCTTCTTGTTTCCGTGAATTATTTCATAATCGTTTCCCACGATTCTCTGAACTCTGGTTCCATCGGGATTGATGATGCTTCCGTCTACCGCTCGCTCCCAACCGTTTGCCACTTCGCAAAAAGTTCCTGAGTTGTGGTATTGGTGAATGCGCTCTTTGCCCGGTGTATCATCGTATTCTTCTATGTGTCCGCTTTCGGTGTAACGAACATGATTTTTTGGATATACAGCAGCATAAGGAGTGAATGGTTCGCTCCATCGGGACTTTCCTGCCATGTTGGGCGTGCTTTGCACTGCACGATCTGTTGTAGACGCACGATACGCTGCATTTGCTCCGCGCATCTGATTCTCGTCGTTGTTTCTGGCAAGGCGATTGGTGTCTTGCTCTCCTACAACCGATACCCCCATCGGAAACTTCTTTTCCTCAACACCAGCATCGGTGGCAGGATATTTGCCGCTAGGATCATTAAATCCTTTGTTGGTGTCCGCAGCGGTCATCGGAATGCCGCCAAAGGAACCAATCATCACAGGGTCTTGCGCTTCTTCTCCGTCACGAAAAAATCCAAACACATGAGAACCAACAAGAAGCCCCGTGGGAGAAGTTCCAATTCCTGAAAGAGCAGCACTCGTGAGCGGCTGCATGGGATATGCCCAGGGCAGTGATTCTGTTGGAAGTTCGGTCTTGTCTGCTGAATGGAATCCAAACACACGGACACGACATCTACCAAGCAACAGCGGATCGGCAGTGTCTTCCACCACCCCGTGCCACCACACAAATCCTTCTTTTCCCAAAAAGCCTCTCATCAGACCCCCATTCCGTTTCGAGATAGTTCATATTTGCAACTATACGATCCAGCAAGACTGTGTTTAATGCTTGTAATCATGTATTGACCACTGAGATTCTTGTCTTGTTTGTCGTCCAGTGCGGTTACATCGCTCTGTGGCTTGAATACTCCAAGATCAATAATGTCTCCCACCCGCCGCCTGCTGTCTCCAAACACTTGTATGACTAGTTTCTGTGTAAGAAAGGAGTTCATGTGGTATTTGCGCTTTTGATACAGGGACTCTACTTGATGATTATCCAAAATAGAGTTTGCTTCATCGTAGACGGTGTAAGGAGTTGATGGCAGATAGAAATACGAAGTCCCTCTGGACAATACACGCGCTTCTTCTGGATCATTTGCCCTGAAGTGCGGCTCGTTTCCAAGTTTACGGGTGGAATCAAACACATCGCTCTCATAGAACTCATGTTCTCTGTGTTCTTTACGCACCAGATCGTGAACCGTTAGGTGTGAAGAAACGATCCCGTTCATTATGTTTGAAGCAGCATCAAACCGAGACAACTCTTCTAGTTTCTGAACCTTGTGATATCTGCTCGGCAACACGCTTTGAAATCCCAAGTTTTCCTTCTGTCCTTCAAGCACAGGCATATTGCCTTGTGTATATTCATAACGAATCATGTTCGCAGATCCGTCCTCTATGATCTTGGACAGACTCTTGAAGCGGTGACCGTCTATGGATTCGTAAAAAAGATACGGGCTGTATTCAAGTCCAGTCTTTGAATATGCCTTTCCACAAAGCCAGTCTATGGCACGAAACGGAGAGTAACTGGCAGGTAACACGAAAGAGTAATTGTCTGCTGTGTTCTCTATGTCTAGTTTGTCTTTCCACACAGTTTCAGGAAAATGCTTGTATAGTATGCTCTTTACCATTTCAGAAACCGACCCACTCAATGCGTATCCGCATATCTGTGAGAAGTTGAAATAGCCGCCCTCGCTCATTAGATGCAGCACATACTGCTGTGTCTTTCCTGACTCACTTATCCTTTGGCTGTCTAGTTTGTAGACACGAAAGGCAAGTTTCACCGGTTCCATGCTGTTGATGTCAGAACGAAATTCAATCTCTACTTTTTCCTGTCCTGTGATTGGAAGCCGCTCGGGAAAATTCATCGCGTCTTCGATGTGTAGTTTGGCAGAAATGTATGGAGAGAATATATCTTCATAGATTTCAATATAGCGATACAGATTGTTCAATTCTATCTCGCTGCCGTTTACAAGAGAATACAGCACAAAGCGTTCTAGTTTGTAGTCGCCTGCCTTCAGTGCTTCGTTGCCGTGTCCAACAGAATCAGCCATGTTATACCCTCAGCAAAGATTCAAGTTCTTGAACTGCTTCGCGCTTGAAACGAGGGTGAAGAATCTTGATCGTTCGTTTCTTTTCGTTTTCGTTCATCTCATACAGGTAGTTGCTGACAGCATAGTTGTTGACTTGACTGCCAGATATACCCATATAGCGACCAATATAGGTTTCCCACATGGATACCACACCAGTTCCAACATATCCAATTCCCTGTGTGCTAGACGGGTATTCGTCCTGTGTGGCACCCACAACACCACCCACAACGGAATAACTAGTTGTCTGTTGGCTGAGTGGATCAAGCGTAACTTTTTCGTTTGCGCTGTTGTCAGCGGTTGGACGAGTAGATTCAAAATGATGAACCGATGTATAAGCAGGATCTACGCGGTGTATCTTTATTACTTGAGTAGATCCACCACTCAATCCAACACTAGCAAAGCCTTCTCCAAATCCTGTTCCGTCCACAGAAAATCTACAAAGAGTGGAATTGTATTCCTTTATAGAACTAACGGAAGAGCCTTGAGAAAGAGTGCATCCAGAAACAAAATCTGAACGATATAAAAATCCATCGTCTATGTTGGTGAAGAACACAGAGTATCCAGAATACTTCTTCTGTATGAATTCTTCCATAGCAGCAGAAGATTTATACCATCCGTGATACGGATCAATCACATCGTTAGTGAGTAGAATTATCCAGTGAAAAGTTGGATCACCGTAAACCTTTTCTGCAATCTGTTCGGGTCGCTCGCCGTCTTTGATGTCGTATTCCAAAAACGCAGAATCGCTGCTCTTCATGTCTTCACTGAGAGCAATTCTTCTCAACAGATTACGAGCAAACACAACACGGAAGACAGCACCGTCTTTGATGGGATACTTTACAAGAGGAAACTTTGAGAAGTATGACATTAGAAGCCCTTGTCTACCGCTTCGCGTGTGAGCAGACCCATCTCGGTGAACTGCAACGAGAATGTTATGGCTGTCGGGGAATTGTCAACGAAAGAACTCCACACAGAGTTCGGAGCATAATCAACCGATATTGCCGTAAGCGCACACCGTCCAATTTTTGGAAGGTATTCGTTCTCAACAAATCCCGACTGATTTGGATTGGGATCGGTTGACAGAAATCGTATTTCAAACTCCGCAGGAACCCGAAGAACAACCTGAACCTTCTGTTCTGGTTCTGCTGCCTGATCGTCGGTTGCGGGGTGAGAATGGTATCGGAAAGTCTCTATGATGTCCCGTATTTGATCCGCTTCTTTCTTGGTCTTGGGATAAAACTCCCAAGAAAAATTGAAGTTTCGGAATTCCTTTTGCTTGAACAATTTTTCAAGGCGAGGATTGATTACCTTTCCGCGAGCCAGCGCACCAGCGCCACCTGCACCAACAGCACCTGCTGCCTTCTCAAGACCCACATTTGCGGCTTGTCCCACCGTTTCAACCGGACGACCCAGAAAATCAAACGCACCCCCAGCAATTGCTTGACCAGGATCTTCATACATGAAGGTGTCTTCATTGTTTATCTTTGTGCAAAAAGGCAGATACAGAGACACCATCTGATCGTATACGGCTTGATTCTGAAATGCTTTGGCTAGAGCCACACCACCAGCAGCGGCAGCACCACCAGCAACAGCACCTCCAATTGCACCAACCGCAGCACCTTTCTTTCCACCCATCAGCAAACCAAGCAACCCACCAACCACTCCGCCGGATACTGCTCCCGTAACTGCTGCTTGTCCTGTGCTTGTAGACTGCACAGTTTCATTCAACCGATTCAGAATGAGTAGGCGTTCTTGGTCATCAAGACCAACCCGACCGACACCATCACTCAATTCGGACTCTATACTAGAAAGACGAGCCTGATATGAAGTGATTGTCTGTTCAAGCAATTCTTTTGCTCTGCCGGGATTTGTTTGTAGTAGAGTAGCAAGATTATCATTGGTTGCAGGATCTACAACCTTTAGCAATTCAGTGCTGTTTGCCAGTTCCTTGAGGGCGGCAATCTGCTCCTGCGGAAGCCCACTCTGCTCAACCATCTCTTTGGTAAGATTTCCGTTCTGTATCAAGCCAGCAAGCGTGTTCAGTTCTCCAATTTTACGCTGTGCCTCTTCTTTTGCTTTGGTTGCAGTCTCTTTCAGGTCTTTCTGCTCCCAACGCCAGAACACTTTGAACTGCATCACATGAGGAACCTCACCCGTTCCAATCTCAACAGGATATTTTAAAATAGACGGACGGGTGCGGGAGCCGCGCTGAACCTTTGGGGTTCCCTCAAGTGCCCGAGTAACACTGTCCTCTATCTTGCTATTGAAGAATTCTTCAGACAGTTTGGTGGTTCTGTTGGTAGCCACAATGGGTCTGCCAGCAGAATTTACTAGTGGTGGATTGAAGTTTGGTATTGCTGACATGAATTTCCTCGGTGGGCGCTACATATTTATATGGCATACAGAGGCTTTTTCCGTCCCCAAAACCCCTCCAAATACATCGGCAACCCCACACAGATCATGTATCGGAGTATGTGGGAGCGAAAGTTTATGAAATACTGCGATCAGAGTACCAATGTGCTGCGTTGGGCTTCTGAAGAAGTAGTTATTCCGTATATCAGTCCATTAGACAAAAAGCCCCACAGATATTTTGTAGATTTCCTCATAGAGATACGGACACCTGAAGGGGTAAAGACTTGGCTTATTGAGATAAAGCCAAAGAAGCAGTGTCAAGAACCCACGCGCCGTAAGCGAGTCACACGGGGATACATCACCGAAGTAAAAACTTGGATCACAAACAAGGCTAAATGGGAAGCCGCAAAGCAGGTTTCAGAGGCTCGTGGGTGGGAATTCAAGATACTCACGGAAGACGACCTGTTCAGGAAAAAGGCATGACCGAAGACGAACTGAAATCAGACTTACAGGCACTGCTTGAAGAAACCACCTCCATTCTCGGTGGAACCGATCAAACCTACATTCAGTTTCTGCAACTGCTGAATCGGGCGCAAAAGTTCTCCATGCCAAGCCGACTGTTTCAGGGGCAGATGGTGTTTTTCAAATACACCCCAATGAGCGAATCTTTTATTTCAAGAAATACATACTACGACCAGTATCCGCTGGTTCTCATCACGGGTGTGTATCGGGGAGGCTTTGAAGGGGTAAACCTCCATTTTGTTGATCCCGTGAAGAGAAAATTCTTGTTTGACTCCATCATGCGCGGACTGCCAACACTGAAAGCCAACGAAACATGGAGAACGCGCCTGATGGTGGACTACGACCGACTGGATGCACGGCGACAATTCAAATACTTTCGCCCGTGCTACCGAAAATACCTGTGGAAAGGCATGAAGCGCAGACCAGTGGTAGTTCCGTTTGAATTGTGGGAAGACATGGTGATGGGCAACACCGAACGAATGAAGAACGCAAGACCTGTTACGGTATATCGAGAAACACACAAGCAGATTGTAAAACGAGGACGGTAAATGGCAAACAACCCAGCCAACATAAATCAGTTGGTGCAATCAGTCCTGTCCACGGGACTCGTATACGCAAACCGATATGAGGTGGCATTTGCGTATCCAATGGGATGGCGAGGCGGTGCTGTAAACATAGACACCCTGCGATCACTGTCCATGCGCTGCGATGCAGTTACTATTCCCGGACGCTCGTTCTCAACCACGCCGTTCCGCTTCTACGGTCCTGCACGGAATATGCCGTATGAGCAGATTTATAGCGGAGAGATGACTCTATCGGTGATACTGTCACAGGACATGAGAGAAAAACAGTTTTTTGAAGACTGGATGGGATTGGTTTCCGATCTCGGAAACTACAAATTCCAATACTACGATCAGTATGTCACGGACACCACCATAACTGTTCTAGACAAAAACGATGCCGTGAACTACATCGTAACGATAAACGAAACCTATCCCAAAATGATAGGCGATCTACAAGTGGGTTACGACAAGGACAACGAATTCCTGCGGCAAGACATTACCCTGTGCTTCAGAAAATACTCATTGCAGTATGTGGGAATGCCTGCTCCAACCAGAGCCGCTGGCACAATTGGTCAGCCACCCACAGTAATTCCAGGACCACAGCAGTCCATACAGTCTCTCATCCGAAACGGAAACAGAATAGACCGCGTTGGTCCAGACGGAACCGTAAACGGAATATACGATCCTGCCACAGCACAGCAACTGATCTACGGACGGGGCGTGCAGCCCACAGGATATCCCCCACGAAACGGTTGATAAATAACTGAAACTACATTGACCAAAGGATTACCATGACACTGAATTTACAGAATTCTGCCCTTCCCCGCTACTCCATGACCCTTCCCGTGAACGGCACCACCGTAAAATTCCGACCATTTGTGGTAAAGGAAGAAAAGGTGCTGCTGGTTGCCCTGCAATCCAAAGACATCAACCAGATCAACGACGCTATGCGTAATGTCATACTGGCTTGCACTGAAGACTTGTTAGACACACGAAAACTGTGTGCAGCAGATGCAGAATACGCATTCTTGCAGATTCGTGCAAAGTCCGTGGGCGAAGAGGTAAAGCCGCAGGTCACCTGCTCCAAGTGCGGAAACTCCACAAACATCAAGATCAAACTGGATGAAATCACCATAAATCAGGCAGACAAGCCACAATCAGATCCAAACATACCGATAAGCGAAAACCTGTCTGTGATTCTGCGGTATCCATCCATTCACGATTTTGACTACAACAAGAATGAAGTAGAGATTGCTTTTGAACTAGCGAAGAAGTGCATTGAGGCTGTGGTTGTTGATGAACAGGTGTATCAGGTTAGGGACATCAATCCTGCTCAACTCTCTGAGTTTGTGGACAATCTGCTGCCCGATCAGTTTGCCAAGATCATGGACTTTATGCAGAGCGTTCCTGAACTACGGTATAAATTCAAATATACCTGTCAGTCGTGTCAGTCCACAGTGAATGTGGAATTGGACAGCGTATCTGATTTTTTTCAGTAGCCCTGTGTCACAATGACTTGGGGGCATACTATCAGGTAAACTTCAACTTGATGCAACACCACGGCTACTCCCTTTCTGAAATAGAGCAAATGCTACCTTGGGAGAGGGAGGTATACATACAAATGCTGATCCAACATTTGAAAAAAGAGAGAGAAAAGGCAGCAAACAAGAAACCTCTGTGACCTTTACTGCATGACTTCGGACACCACTCATGGCAAGAAACAAGTCAAGCAAAAAATACTCACGAAAGCCAGGTTTCAAGCGGCGACCACGGGGAGGGTCTAGACAGGCATCCCGTCCGTCTTTAGAACCCGTGATGGGTCCGGCTTCGCCAGCAACTGCTCCTGCAACGGCACCTCCGCCTACACAAGATACCACAGAGGATACAGTGGAGCAGGCTATGGAGCAGGTGGATTTCCTCCAAGCCATTGCTAAAATGCGAGCAGGAATGGGGATTGAAACACCAGAACTTGAAAAAATAGTAATAGGACGAGGGGGAAGACCCGGCATTCGTTCTGTTCTACAAGACTACATCAATGCCAATGCCGACAAATTCAATGTAGAAGATCCTGCCGGAGCAGCGGCATTTGAATTACTAGAGGAAAGTGTAAAACTTGCTGAAGGTTCTCTCAGTGCTTCTCACGAAGAAGCAAAAAAAATCTACGCCAAACTGCGTTTCATCCGAGAACTGGCAAAGAAAACTCAAGGTGAGCAGTCTGGAATTGCAAATCAACTAGACTCTGTGATTGCTCCGATTGAAGAACAACTGAAGAAACGAACCTCGTTCGGTGAATTCATCAAAGAAAAGGTTCAAGATTTTAAAAAAACTCTTCCCGAAAGGTTGGTGTCCAAGATACCAGTTGTTGGTGGATTGCTTGGTCAATTCATGCGAGAGAAGAGGGAAAGCAAAGAAGAACTAGAAAAGTTTTCTGGTCAAATTCAAGAAAGCATTTCACGAAAAGGACGAAGAGGAGCAGACCTTTCTCTACCAGGAGCAAAGAGGAATCAGCCTCGTGTAGAAGGAGGAACAAGAGCGTCAGATATACCTGGTTTTATCGAGCCTCCTCCGTCATCAGCAGAATCCATAGGCAGAGACTCCACCACTATTGGTGCAATTTATAACGAAGTAGCAGCAATAAGAAAACTGCTTACCGACCATTTCAAGCCAAGCGGAGAAGAACTGCGAGCCAGAGAGGCTGAACTAGAAACACAAACTCCTGCAACTGCTGCCGAACCACGACCAACACAAACCAGAGGCGGTGTTCTTGGTAGTCTGATGGGATCAATTCTCAAGAAACTTGGGATGGCAGGAGAGGGTGCAGAGGGAGGATCAATTGGAGACATCATTTCAATGATGCCTGGTGGTGGATTGCTGAAGCGAGCAAAAGGACTGATTGGAAGAGGTTTTGGACAAGGCGGAATTGCAAGACGAGGACTGGGCGCTGTAGGCAGAGTCGCAGGAAACCTAGGCAGTCGTGCAATGGGAGCATTCAAAAACACATCGCTGTTCAGAGGCTCTTCGGCAATAGGAAAATCTGTGTCTAGTGTCGGACGGGGTGCGCTTGATATAGCAAAGTCCGCTGGCACACGGGCACTAGATGTAGGAAAGTCTGTTGGTGGCAAGGCTGTGGGATGGATGTCAAAAGCACTAGGATCTATATCGGGAGCCGTGTCGGGACTAAATCCAATGAAAGCACTCTCCGGTGCTATTCGATCTGCTGGTCCAAAAGTAGGAAAAGCACTATTGAGTGCGCCTGGAGTTTCTTCTTTGCTAGAAACTGCCGTGCGCTCCATCAACATTGCAGGAATTAAAAGCGATCCTAGCCTAAGCGTAGATCAAAAGAAAGAACAAATAGGAAAACAGATAACAGGACTTTTTGGTGGAATACTTGGTAGTATTGGGGGAGCAGCACTTGTTGGAACTCTTGGATCGGCAATTCCGGTGGCAGGGACTGCCGCAGGAGCAATTGTTGGTAGCGGGGCAGGAGGATGGATAGGAGGATGGCTTGGGGAACAACTGGGTGATATTTTGGGAGGAAGAGGAATATATGACCTAGTTTCATCCATTCCTGGAATTGCTAGCCTCATAGAAGTCAGCAGCGCAGAAGATCAGAAAGACAAAGCACAGACTGAAGCACAAGTAAGCAAAACTGCTGCCAGTGCAGGAGCCGAAGGTCAAACCATAGGAACCGAGGCTACGGGAACCATCTCTGCTCCTGCAACACCCAACACCACTGTGGGCAAGATGGTGCAGCAGCACAACGCAGAGATGAGCGCATTGGAAGCAGAACGAGGTGCGGCTGCGGGGACAGCGACGAAGCCATCGGTGAACAACAATGCAGTGGTGCAGACAAAGGTGAGCAACACCACCAACAACTTCAACGACGATCTGCGTATTCGCAACAACGAACCAACACTGAAGACCATGCAGATGGCTTCACACACTTGGTAAAAGAAAAGGGCGCACCGAAGTGCGCCCTTTGCTGCGAAACCGAAGGGATTTAGTCTTCCTGTGCCAACTTCTCAAAGTAGGACAGGGCATCTTCTGTGTCATCGTCATCCTTGACGGTGACAGCAGGCTTCTTCGTGGGCTGCGGGGGAGCAGCCTTCTTCACAGCAGGAGCGGGTGTTTCATCCTCTTCCAAAGCAGTGCGCTCTGCACCACCCTTTGCAACCGACTCAGAAACAGTTGCACGGATGTTGCCACCAAGAACCTGCTCAAGACGAGCCTTCAGTTCGTCGTAAGACTTGAAGTTCTTGGGATCGGTGAACTCCTTCAGAGAGTGCTGTGTCTTCCACAACTTCTCAAGGGCAGCGTCATCACCGCCTAGGAGCGCAGACGGAGCAGCAAATTCGCTCTTCTCAAAGTTCGCGTAGCCGTCAACCTGACGAATCTTCAACTTGAAGTTTGCTCCCGACCAGAAATCAAACGGATTCATGGGCTTCTCGTCTTGGAACTCTGGGTTCATCGCGCCCTGAATCTTCTCAAAAATCTTCTTGCCGTACTTAAACAGGAACACCTTGCCCTCGTTCTCGGGGTGCTTCGGATCGCTCACCACAAGCACATTGCTGATGTACGACAGGCGACGCTTACGATCACGGGCAATTGCCTTGTCCTTGTCTGAACCACTCTCCCACAGGAGGTTGTTCATCTCCGAAACTGGATCCTTCAATCCAATCGTGGTGAGCGAGTTCTCAATGTACCAACCACCCGGTCCACGGAAACCGTGGCTCCACACACGCGCCCACGGCAAATCCTCGCCATCGGGTGCAGGAAGGAAGCGGATCTCCGCGTAGCCGTTGCCTGTCTTATCGGTTTCTGCCTTCCAAAAGCGGTCATCCTTGTAGGACTCGGACTTCTTTGCCATCTTGTCCATTTCGGAGGCAAGAGTCTGATACGAAGTCTTGGAAGCGGTCTTTAGGTCTTTGAATCCCATGTGTATCTCCTTGTGTACGATTTGTACGGTGTATGTGTTAGTGTGTGACAAACAATTCAGTCACTCATATGTAGACAGTATAGCAGAAGCCTGCCGCGTGTCAAACAGGAAGTCGGGACTTTCGGGGGAGCAAATTCAGTTCTTGCCCCTCTGCCTTGATTTTTTCAATTATTGGCTTGTTCAGGAATTTTGCTGCCACCTGTGGCTCTATCCCGAACTGCTCACACACCGCCAGCACAGCGTCAATATACGAAACACTGTATTTCTTCACATGATTTTCCACTTCACGGGGGAACCGTATGTTGTTTATGTCCATATCAGCCTTGCTTTCGGAAATATACATAGGAAGGTATTCCTATTTAGTAAACACTAGCCCAGACCTCATCGGAGAAGCCAATGGGAGCAACCAGCGACAATTACGACATTGTAACCAGTGGCACTACTTATACCATAGCCAGCGATTTTGTCAACGACGCACACTACCAGATTAATAAGGTTGCGTTTGGCACAAACGATACTGCAATACTGGTATCGGAATTTGACGGGCTTCCTGTAAATATCATAGGGACAAATGCTACCCCTCTAGAGGTAGACCTTACATCGTTCTCCTATGGAACAGCAATTCCTGTAACACTGCAAGGGGTAACTGTTCAAGAATTGAACATTGCCGCAGGAAACACACTAAATCTGAATATTGACAATATATTCAAGAGATACGACTACACATCAGAAACCGGATACGACAGCCTTGCGGTAAGCATAGTTGGAAACGGTGGAATGACTTTCAATATTGTGGGAGTTTCTGGAGGAAGACCAGTAGCAGTAACTTTTGGATCCGCTACGGTTTCGGCAACCGATCTAGACATCCGAAATCTATTCGGAGGAGCCGTAGGAGCAACCAGCGGAAGCACCAGCGGAATAGACTACCTCGCTGTTCAGGGTATTGCGGGAGCGTATCCCGTAGGAATCACCGTAAACTCCACCATTCCAGTATCGGTTAGTTCATTTGCCAATCTTGGAATATTTGGAGTATCAGGCGGAACTGCCATAAATGTGCAGGCAACGGATCTAAACATCCGGGGGCTAACAGCGGTATCCGATACCGTGACAGTCTACGGAGGGGGAACCGCAGGAACTGTTTCTGTTGGACTTTTTGGATTTACAGGAGCAACTGCAAGTCCAATTTACGCTGAGTCCAATGCACTGAATGTAAATATAAAGTCTTCTACAGGCATCACAGTATCTGCTCTAAATTTGGATATTCGTGATCTGTCTTATATTTCAGATACTGTGACCGTAGTTGGTCAGGGAGCAGCAGACACCAACTCTCTGAACACTGTTCCAACTTACATGAATGCACAATTACCAAACGGAACTTTGTCTCGTGTTGGTGGGATAACTGGGTCTGGTTGGAGCGGATCTGCTCTGAATGTGAACATGGTAAATGCAGGAATTACATTTACCGTCGTTGCTAACGCAACATTCTCAGCCCAAGTCGGAATAACTGCTGCGGCAAATGGAGCAATTCCTGTTCAAGGATCACAATTTGCTTCTCGCGGAATATGGGTAAGCGGCGGAACAAATGGCGAACCAGTCACAGTTCGTGGAGCAAATAACGGACTGCTGCCAATAGAATTGGCAGGATTTACTGCACAAACAGGAATCATCAACGGCACTATCGGTCAGGTAAAAACAAATACCGACTTCATGGCAGCGGTAAAGAAAGCACTGTATTCCAGCAGTGTTTCGGTTGGCGCATTTGATTTCAATGACGCTAACTCCATATACACGCTGATAAAAGACTCTGTGGGAAGCCCTGTTCAGGGAATCAGAGCCACAGTTGTCCCAAATGGAGCATATCCAACCACACAAGACAGTGTTAGCGTGACTCTAGTTGGTTCCAAGCAACAGCCAAAATTCATGGCTCGGACAGGCAACGCTACCTACACACCACAGAATCTGACTGCGTTCAACGCAGTAGGCGGATACACCTGTGCAAACGGCGTTCGCATCAAGGCTTCTCGTATAGTCACAGGAACCGGAGGATCACAGAACGAGATCATGTGCGTGATTTCGGAAGCCGATGCTGCGGTTTATGGAGCATCCGCAGGAAGCGCATCATATGTACTGTATCACGGCGACGAGATGTTCTTTGAAGTAGACAACATCAACAAAATCAAAGTATTCTATCCATCATATTCCGCATCGTTTGCTCCGCACAACACGGGCATCAACATGACATTCTCGTTCTATGCATCGTGATGAACGGCAGCAACAACGACTTTCGCTCTAAAACATTCACCACCACAAACATCAATATAGTGGTGGACGATCCTCTGCTAATCACAGACAGTTACATCACGAATATACTGAAATCAAATCCACCAAAAGTATTTGAAACTGCGGCACAAACTTTCATTGGTTTAAGTGATGTTAGAAGACCAACAATTACTGTTGGTGGCATTGATTACGAAATAGTGGCTTCACTTGCTGCAAAGGATATTCCTGTTTTTTCTTCACAAAAACAGAGAAAAGAGTTTATTGCTTCTTATACCTCGCTTCCTCCAAGCAAGCCAACAGGATTTCCAACATCTCCTGTAGGAAATCCACCGAATCCACAAATTTTTGAACCCTGTCCGTGTCCTCCTGCTCCAAAATTTGAAGATATTCCATATCCGATGTATGTGTATGATCCAGAAAATCCACGACAATGTGGCTGGATAAAGGCTGTTGTGTGGTGTCATGGTTCAATAAGCAGAACCACAACAATAGCGTGCTGCAAAGACGCATCACCAGACTGCGATCCGCTCAATCCAACAAGTCCAGTCGATATAATAAGCGAAGATGATGCTTATGATCCTTGGGATGATTGGAAAGAAATCCAAACTCCCACACCTCCACCACTAGAATATGAGCCTGGATACGGACCAGGTACTCCCAATTGGGATCCAGAGTATCCTGATATCGGGACAAAATCTGGACCAATAATTATTGGAGGACCAGTGAGTATAGAAACCAACGAATATGTCACTAGATTTCGTGATGAAAATGGAAGAAATTGTGCAAGAATAGATTTGGTAAGGAAAACCTGCTCAACAATTCTAGTAATAGAATTTTCTAAGGGGTGCGGAAACACCATTCCCCCTATGATTCCTGGTATTGGATCTCCAATAATAAATTCACAATGACATCCACAACTACACAATCTTATGAAGGCGGATTGGACGGAAACATTCTGTACCGTTCAAGAAAAACCATAAAAGTTGGCGGGACTGAAAAATCCATATACCGCTCTACTCTGTTTTTTGATATCAGGTCATTCATAGAAAACAGTCTACAGTCTGTGGATGGATACACAGCAGGAAATCCATACAACATCCTAAACGGAACTCTGTCACTCACATCAGCAGAGGGAAAAACATCAGGAACACTGTATGCTTTCATGCTTCCGCTAGGGGCTTCTGCTGATGAAACAGCAACATGGTATGTTCCTTCCGAAACAACAGGATCAACATGGCAAGACGGTGGGTCAGTTGAGCCTCTTGCGGAAGGAATAATTCCTGAAGGATACTGGAACGGAAACACAGTTTCGTTTGACATGACTCCATTCTTGAACATTTGGCTTGCGTATTCTGATTCAAATCTAGGAATCATGCTTACCAGCACAGAAGACTCTTCGGACATATGGGAATTTTACTCTCAACAAGCAGAATCCCCGTTGCTAGGTGTCTCTCCACAGTCAAACTGCGTGTTTTTAGGAGCGGGAGACACCAATTCTCTAAAAACAGAAGGAATTTTTGTTCAAGTGAAGCCGCAGTCTCCGTATTTGGTGATAAAAAATGCAGAAACCTCCACAACAGGCACACAGAGGTGGTCCACATTTAATGCATCCGCTTCAATTGGAAGCACTTTCACCATGTTTGCACCTGATGTGAACACTAATTCTGCTGTCTACACGCTAATAGACAAGAGAAACGATGGAGAGTTCGTTGTTTCGGGGTCAACTGCTGGATTTTCAACGGAAATATACACATCAATGGAGTTTGATGTGGTGTCGGCAGTGCCGACCGGCTCTGGGATCGTAGAATTTATCAATCCAAGCAATTCTCTTGTAGTAGATTTACAGACATTACTACCAGATGATCCTGTGATTTTTGAGTATCAGCCAAACATATATCCAAACAACGCAAAATCGTTCACGGTTGAGTTCTATTCCGACGAACGGAAACAAAACAACAGGATTCGGTTGTATCTGAAACAGGCTACTGCATCAGAAAACAGGACAGGACTCCCAACAATAGTGAAAAAGAGCAGCATCAGACCCAGACTTTCACTTAATCTGTCCGTCTGATCCTCCAAAAGGAAACATCTGATTGAGTTTTTTTCTGCGCTCTTCACAAGCAGAGCATTTTTTTATGGCAAGCACTTCAGTAACTGCTTCCACGGCATCACCCAACCCACGAAGGTCACGAATTTTTTGACGAAGTGCTTCCGTTATTGGTTTAGGAGTGGACATCACTCATATTTATGAGT